CAAAGACTGAGCGGGAATTGTTCAATGAGCGCATGGATAGAGCATACCCGAATGATGGCTGGATCATCGATAAGGACGAGCCTGGTTGGGGTGATTTTCTCAACGAACAGGCCGGGCCTTATGACAGCCGGACGAGGGTTAAAGTGCTCGAATCCGCCCTGGCGGAGAACGACTCTGATACCGTTATCAAGCTGGTAGCGGAATTCAAAGCAACAAAACAACCTGCAAACACTACAGGCCAGCCTTCCCAGGCTGATCCGCGTTTGACACATCTTTCTCCAGATGATGCCGCAGGCGGCGGGGCCATTGACCCAAACAGTCAGGCACCACGCTTTACGCAAAGTCAGGTGGCAGAAATCTACGCGAACAAAACAAAGGGGATGTACACGCCTGAAGAATATGCAGACCTTGAAAAACAGATCCAGGCGGCAGGCGCAGCCGGGAATATCGTACCGGGATAGCATAAAAAAAGTCATGTTTTTAATCCGACAATCCACCGAGAGGTGGTTTTTTTATGCCCGGTATACCTGGCCAAGCCAACGCCTCTAAACTCAATGAGGTAACAAACTATGGCATTACCAGTAGCACCGGGCCACCCGCAACTGTCGGGTGTAACCATTCCGAATGCAATCTGGAGCGGAAAGTTGCTCGTGAAATTCTACGAGGCGACCGTTCTGGGTGATATCGCCAACACCGAATACGAAGGCGATATCAGCGATATGGGCGACAAGGTGATTATTCGCACCACGCCGACCATCACCATTCGGGATTACAGTAAGGGCGGGCAACTACAGGTCGAAAGACCTGAACCCGAGACCGTTGAACTGCCGATTGACAAAGGTAAATACTGGAACTTTGTCGCGGACGACGTGGATAAATTCCAGTCTGATTACAATTACGTTGACGACTGGACCCGCGACGCATCGGAACAGCTCAAAATCACGATCGACACCCAGGTTCTTGGTGACATCTATTCCGACGCAGCTACCGGCAACTTCGGTAATACGGCGGGCGCTATCTCAGGCGGTTACGTGCTTGGCACGGCGGCCGCACCGGTAACGCTGGATAAAACCAATATCCTGGATTACATCGTTGACCTTGGCAGCGTGCTGGACGAACAGAACGTTCCGGAGACCGACCGTTGGTGTGTACTGCCAGTATGGGCGTGCGGCATGATCAAGCAGAGTGACCTGAAAGACGCCAGCCTGGCGGGCGATCAGACCTCAATTCTGCGTAACGGCCGCATCGGCATGATCGATCGTTTCATGATCTACCGGTCGAACCTGCTCAACGGCACCACCAACATCGATGTTATCGCCGGCCACAAGTCCGGCCTGACGTTCGCTTCCCAGATGCTGAACAGCGAGACACTGCGTGCAGAGTCCACTTTCGGCACCCTGGTCCGCGGGCTCCAGGTGTACGGATACCAGGTCATCAAGGGCGAGGCTATCGTTCACGGTGTTATCACCAAGTAATCGGGTTATGTGCCGGGCCTGGTGCCCGGCATTGCCTTAACGTTTAAAGTAAGAGGGTTTAAAAATATGGCTACATCCACAACCATTGACTTTACTACCAATCAAGGTAGTCAAGGACTGGCTGTTGACGCATCAATTGTAAAGTACGAGCAGTACATTGACACGTCAACCACCAACCTTGGCACCGACGAATATAACCTTTTCGATGTTCCCGAGGGGCATGTTCATTTATCAACCGTTATCGAAGTCCTGACTGCCGAGGGTGGCACAGCAACCGCAACCATTGGTATCGCAGGCGCCCTGACAGTGTTCTGTGTCTCTGTTGATTTGAACGCAACTGCCGGGACTATCTTTACGGATGTTGATGCCGCTCATGCTTTGGGTGGGGCAACTGCCGGATATGTCACGCCTGATGGCGGTATTACTGTTCAACTTGATCCTCAGAACGCCATGGATGCTGGTATCTTCCGCATCACACAGCTTTGGCTTGATGCCAGGGGCAGCAGCACATTCATGGGCGATACCGCGTAATCAGTAGTCCCTGAAATGTAACAGGTAAACGAAAGCAGGGGATCTAATACCACAGATCCCCCGCTTTTTTGCGGAGAAACTATGAATAATCAGCAAAAGTTCATTAAAACGCCGAGAGGCGATGTTATTGGCTGGACGCCTATCCAAGCGGCCAAGGCTGGCAATATTCCATGCGAGGCCGATGGTACCCTGATGGAGATTGATGGTGTTACCGAATCGATCAATCTGAATTCCGTCAAAGACCGCGCTGAAACGCCGTGGCTGGGAAATCCTGCAACCGGTGCATTACTGCCATACACAGGCCGCCTGGCACAACGCCCGGACCTGTTGTCGATGCGCTCTGAAGAAGAATGGGAAGGCTATATGTCGGCACAGGCCGGCGCCAAGGCTGCCCCACAGCAGGAACCACGAGTGCCAAGCCTAGATAGGGGCTATGAAGACTCAAAGCCCGTGGGGAGCATGGCCCCAACACCAAAGGAGGCGCGCGAAGATATCGAGCAGCCGACACCAGAAAAGAAGGTTGCTGTTGATAGCGTCATAACAAGCCTTCCTGAAATCCCGGCTATCGCAGACCTGGATCCCGCCGACGCAAAGCAGGAGCTGAAAGACTGGGCTTTGGAGGTTGCCGGCATCGAGCTTGATGGACGCAAGGGCCTCAACAAGCTGATCGGCGAGTGCGAAGTGATCAGGAAGAACGCCCAGAAAAAAGAATCGGCGGCCGCGTAAATGGGCACAATAGCGGCCAGCGTCCTGATTGCGAAAGCCTCAGAGATTGCACAAGATGAGCAGAATGTGGTCTGGGGCACTGATCAGGCGCTTGGCTGGCTGAATGAGGCGCAGTCCGTTGTATGTGTTCGCAGGCCGGACGCATATTACGAAACGAAATCAATACAGCTAGTGCCAGGAACAAAGCAGGAAATCACCGACAGGCGCCTGAAGCGTATTGTCAGGAACATGGGCGAGACCGGTACTGATCCCGGCTACGCGCCGCGCCAGGTCCAGCTTTCCATGCTCAACGAGTTCAATCCAAACTGGCATTCTCAGGCAGCCGGTGAAATCGTATTTGAGTATGTTTGGGAGGAATCAGCGCCCAAGCAGTTCTATGTAAACCCACCAGTTACCACCCTGAAAAATGTCTATGTAGAAGTCATCGTGATAGCAGATCCTCCGGTGATTGCGACCATTAACGACACCATAACTATCGACGATATCTACCAGGCGCCCCTCGTTGAATGGATGTGCTACCGGTTCTTTTCACGGGATTCCGAGGAAACACCAAATATGCAGCGCGCCGTCATGCACGTTCAATCTTTCGATGCGATCATCGGCGGAAAAACCATATCCGATGACGCTGTAAATCCTAAAATACTGGAGCCGCAAGGCTGATGGCTGATCCTGATCCCCTAACTATCGTTCCGACTGACGACCCCGGGCGCCGGGTAGGATCGATCAGCGCGTCAAATCCTGTCCCTGGCCAAACGCCCGTTTATATTGTCGGTGCCGATGGTGACATTTATATTGCCCAAGACGATCTCGGGCTGATTGTGGAAACAGCATAATGGCAACGTCGCTTGAAACATTTTTACCGCTGATCAGGCCGCACCTGCAGGGATGTCCTGATGCCGTTATGCGGGATTCAATACTGCAGTCATGCAGGCGCCTGGCGCAAGACTCCATGATCAGCCGCCAGTATATAAATGCGGGTGATATCGTTGCTGGATCCGACGATTACACCATAACCCCGCTGTCAGGAACTGAAGTTGTGCGGGTTATCTCCCTGGTGTACCTGGATATCGAACTGACGAGAAAAACGGAAGAAGAACTCGATATTATCGATCCTGGCTGGCGCACAGCCGATCCTGGCGTGGCAACCTATTACAGCCAGCCTAAACCATACAGAATTCGGTTAAACCGGGTGCCGGCCGAGACAACCGTTGCCGGCTTTCTCCCTCGGATTGCATCAAAGCCAGCTTTGGATGCCACCACCGTCGATGATCTGTTCTGGGATGACTGGCAGGATGTTATCAAGCAGGGGGCGCTGACCGAACTGAAGGAAATCCCGAACAAGCAATGGTCTGATTTCAAGATGTCAGTCTGGCATGGCAAGCGGTTCAACTTCGGGATTCAGAAAGCAAAGGCTGAAGCACAAAAGAATTTCATGAAAAAGACTACGCGGATTCAAAGCCGCGCATGGATTTAATAGAGGATTAAGATATGGGTATTAATACACCGGTTGAACTGATTGCCCAGCAAACTGATGCTGTGACAACAGAAGCGCCGTTCAAAGTCACTCAAGATCGTGTCCCGTGCACTATTTTAGCCGATAATCTGGCTGGTTCTGAAGAAGTCGATTTTTACTTTAGTATCGATGGAGGAACAACGTGGGAGTTGCTTCAAGTTGATGGCTCCCCGGTCGTATTGACTGCAACGGATAATGCAAAAACATTTTATGGGCCACTTCATATAGGCGTCAGGAAGGACTCAACAGCCGGCGCATGTGGTGTTTATGCGGCAGTAGCGCAGAAATGAGCCTGATTGGTTCTCCTGTTGGTCCACCAGTAGCGACACCAGTATTCTCGCCAATAGCGAGTTCTGGTTCTGTTGGTGGCGTACCTGCAAACGCAATAACTGACCCCGTGGGTGGAGCTGCTATTACAGATCCAGACGGCGGCGCATACATAACGGAGTCTTGAAATGACAACACCAGCAAATGCAAGCAATACGTATAAACGCCAGATTCAGGAAATTGCCAAGGCTTGGCTCCTCAAACCCGCCCACCACGTAAATCCTGCCGTTCAGTGCAGCGACAGCGACCTCGGTTCGCTTCGTCGGTGCAGGTGTAACCGTGCGCCAGACGCCTTGATCCGCCTCGGGGTGTACTGATTGTCCAAATACCGGCAGCACGATGAGGCAGAGCACAGCGAAGAACGGCACAAGAACTACCGTAGGAATAGCCATTGGGAACTTGCGTGGGATTGCCAATTTCACCTGCGGACCCATGACCAGAATTATACTCAAACAAGAAATGCAAAGTCTTCGATGCACGTTAGTTCCCCCCGCAGCCTCTTTTATAGCCCAACAACTCTCGACCCCCTTACCGACTACGCTCAGAACAAGGTCCAGCGAAGGATCTGTGTCGAGCTGGAACACACCCAGAGCCCGGCACAACCGATTGGCCTGATCTTTCCGGTCATAAAGGTGTCATGTCCGACGGTTGTTGTCGGACATCCATCCTCTTATTTGTCATTTCGACCAAAGGGAGAAATCTTTTCCAACTCCGGCATTCCCGCCGGTTGTCATCGAGAATCCATCCTCTCATAGCCTGGCCGTCTTTGCATCATTTCCTGGATGCCGGATCCAAACATCCATTGCCCCGATCGATGGGAAAATGCTCCATGTTTTTGAAGGGCGGTAACGTGTTGCGGGTAATGTCCGTCTTCTATCGTCTGACGCCTGCCGGTTGGCCCAAAGGAAGGACGCTCCTATCAG